TATCTAAACAACCTAAAAGAATCACAGAAAAGGAAGGCGAAGAAATACTCTCAGAAGTATCAGGAGAGCCTATGAGTGAAGATTTCGAAGAGGTTGATAGTAGAGCGTATAGCGAAGATAATAGTTCGTTAGATGAGTGGATAAAGACTCAAGAAGATAAAAAAGAACTAAGCATACTAGAGAAGTTAGCATCTGTTATTAAAAGCAGACCTTCTGACCCTTCTAACCTAGACAAGTCTAAGTATAAGGTAAGATACAGATATACTACAGACTCACCAAAAAGTGAGACTAGAGGCTTTTGCTCTCAAATGATGCAAAGGACTAGAAACGGAGTAGTATATAGATTAGAAGATATTGATATAGCGTCTAGAACTTTAGATTTTAAAGGTGCTGAGTTACCAATGCATAAAGGTCAGAAATTCGATTTATTTCGTCTGAAGGGCGGTGTTAACTGTAGACATTATTGGGTTGAAGTACTTTACAAACTTAAAAAAGGTAAAGAAGATAAAGCGTTAAGCTCATCTAGTGAGGTTACATCTATACCTAAAAGCTACACACCAACTCCAAGAGGTAGACAAAGAGCTAAACAAGTAGAGGGAGACAGAGCAGATAAAGGTCATCACCCAAATTATAAAGGTTAAAAAATGAGCGAAATATTATTTATAACGAGAAAGGATATAGTAAGATATAGTAATCTTAACGGTGCAGTTGATACTGATAAAATGATTCAGTTCATTAAATTAGCTCAGGACATACACCTAGAAAGTATATTAGGAACGGACCTAATAACAAAGCTAAAGAATGACATTGAGGCAGGTACATTAACGGACCCATATTTAACACTATTGAATAAATATGTTAAGCCTATGTTAATACACTTTAGCTTATTAGAGATAATTCCTTTCAATGCTTATCAAATTTCTAACGGTGGTATCTATAAGCATAACTCAGAAAACTCTGAGAGCGTTTCTAAGAGCGAAGTAGACTTTTTAGCTGAGAAGCATAGGAAAATAGCTAACCACTACAAGGAGCGTTTCATTAAGCACGTTTGTAATGACTCTTCAGTATACCCTGAATATGACTCAAATAGTGGTGAGGATATCTACCCGTCAAAAGACAATTATTTCAACGGTTGGGTGTTATGAGTTACAAGCCTAAAGAAAAGAACGTAAAGAATTTAAAAGAATATTTAAGTAAATATAATGGCAGACAAGAAAATAAGTGCATTAACAGCAAAGGGAAGTAACCTAGAGTCTACAGATGTCTTCGCAATAGCAGAAGATGACGGAGCAGGTGGCTACACGTCTAAGGGTGTATCAGGTGACGAGGTAAAAAAAGCTATTACAGAAATACCTGTAAATGAGCAAACCCTTGACTATACACTTGTTCTAGCTGACCAAGATAAGTTAGTAGAAATGAATGTAGGAATAGTTAACACATTGACAATACCTACTAATTCCTCTGTAGCTTTCGCTATAGGAACTCAAATAGCTATAGTACAAAAAGGAGCAGGTAAGACTACTATCACAGGAGACACAGGCGTAACTGTTTATTCTGAGGGGTCTAAGGTTTCTTTTGTTGGTCAATACGGGCTAGCTACAATAATCAAATGCGATACTGATACTTGGTATTTAGGCGGTAATTTAGAAGTTTAACATGTACTTATATACAAACGCAATATTTAGCAGTTCAGTAGACGCAGTTATCCCTTTCTCTAATAACTATTCTATTGAACTTGACGGGATTGATGACTATGTAAATGTCGGCAGCTCAAGTCTTGGTATTACAAGTGCAATTAGTGTTTCTGCTTGGGTAAAAATACCAACAAGTAATACAGGCGGTGGAGGTGCAAATATTCAAATGATTTTGAATGAAGATGTAACAAGCGGAACTGCGCGAAATTGGGCTTTAAGCTGGAGAGGCACAGGCACTGATAATTGGCAGTTTTATCTATACAATACAGATGGAAGCTTCAACATTGTCTCAAGTAGCGGGCTTACGCCTAATGATGGTAATTGGCATCACTTATTAGCAACTTATGACGGCACAACAAATACAGATGGTTTGAAGTTATATGTAGACGGTGCATCGCCATTTACTGCAACTGCATTAAGTACAGGAATTAGAAGCACATCTTCGGCAGAAGCAACTATAGGTGCAACGTCAGGCGGAAGTGCTTGGAGACTTGAAGGAACGGTTGACGAAGTAGCAGTGTGGAATAGTGACCAAAGCGCAAACGCATCGGCAATATACAATAGCGGTGTACCTAACGATATCGCAAGTCTTTCTCCTCTTAGTTGGTGGCGTTGCGGCGATGGAGATACTGCGCCTACGTTGACTGACAATGGTTCGGGAGGTAATGACGGAACAATGAATAATTTTACAACTTTTAGTACTGACGTACCAACTTAAAAACAAAATAACATGACATACACAATATTAGATATAAGCGAACTAAATAACATAGACTATAGCGAAATACCACATCATAGTGCTAACACCGTTAGAACTTCTCTAAATGGCTTACAGTTCATTATTAAGTATAATAGTAAACCTAGCTTTGTAACTGATGAGACTGAATATACTCATGAAGAGATATTATCTATTGTTTCAGGTAGTGATTGGTCTGAAGATATTGATATATAAAAAAACCCTCACCGATTAAAGCGAGGGTCTAAACACAAATCAAAAATGAAAGAGGGTACAACCCCTCGAGGTGTAAATATAAGAACTATTAACCCTTATATTCGACGTGTTGATATCTATATAAAAATAGGCTTTATTTCATGCGTGTCTTTACCCCTAAAAGATTCTAGTACAAAACCTCTACGACCCTTTTTGAAATTTGATTGAACCCATAATGAGCTAGGTGATAAAGCAGGATAGTTAAAATAAAAGAAGTCATCACTTGAACACATATCAAATAATGCTTGATGTGAGTCACCTTTCTTAAACACTATTTTATTAGATAACTTATAGATATCATTTCTCTTACAGTATTGGTCTACCTTTTCAATACCCTTAGGGTCTAGATGTGGTTTAAACCCGAATTTTAAAGCGGACTCATCCTTACCATGAGTAATCACAAAGCAAGTATCACCCATATAGTAGTGATTAATAAACTTCTGGTAATTATTAACCTGTACACTAGGATACTTTACTGAACAAATATCACTAAAAGCTTTATTAACAAAGTAACCAAAAGACCCCGCATGGTTGTCGTTGCAGATATTGTTAAATATAATAGATTCATAATGATTAAATAGATTGTCTATTAACCTCATTTTAAACTCTAGAGCGACATCAAAGACCTCCTCATTTGACATGTTCTGAGGTAGTGCATGACCTCCTCTAGTAGTCTGTTGATTATACCCGTCTAAAAAGTCACCTAATTCATCAATTACTAAAGTGTTAGACTTTTGATTTAAGATAGTTTCTTTAATCATTCTATCACAACTAGCTAGAGCGTGTATTCTATCCCATGGTTCAGAGTACATAGCCTTATTATCAGGGTTAGTCTCCATGCCTATGTGAACATCTGTATAGGTCAACGTATCAAAATCGTTTTCTTGTTTAAGTATATTGATTTTACAGTCTGTCTTAACCTCTTTAATATGCTTCTTAACAATGTCTTCAATGTCAAAACTTTGCACCTCAGACTCTATAGTCTCTTTAAACTTAATATTGTAGTAAGGTGTTCCTGTATGAGATACTAGTTTATACTCTTTAATGTCGCCTCTAGGTAGTTGATAATGTTCACAGTATTGTTGTATATTCATCATGAACCCCTCATCATTCCATGCAGATAAAACGAATTCTTTCTCAGTCACTTGTTTGTCTCTTGATTTTGACGTCTTAGATTCTTTACCTTTCAGTTTGTAAAGCTCTTCAGCCTCCTCTTCTGTAAAATTATAACGCTTAGATGCGTTAATTGTCTTGTTTAATTTTGTGGCCATTTCATCTGAGGCCCTTAGGTACTTGCTCATTTTGCTTGTTTTTTATTTATTAAATTATTTAATCCTATTGCCCTAATCATGTTAAATTCGAGGTTTAAGGCATCCTCTTTATTGTCAAATTCTCTAATTACTTTAACTGTACATTCTTCTTTAAATGCTTCTATCCAATTCTTAGACCTAGTATTATGATAAAAGTCGATAGGCCTGCTCTTATTCCCCGAACCTATATATAACTCCCCCTTAGAGTTGGTGTGAGTATATACGTAGAATTTACTATTATTATAATCTCTTGCTTTTTTAGACACAATGTCTCTATTTTTAGACTTGTACTCTTTCTGATATTTGTATAGATTTTCCTTGTTCTTAGCGTAATATTTAGCTTGGCGAATCCTTTTAGCTTCCTTGCGTTCTTCGTCTGTATTATATTTTTTCCTCATAATTAAAATTCTAATTCCTCTTCCATGAATTCCACTAGACCATAATCTGTAGGGCATTCATTGAATGTATCTGTAATCATTTGCTTGAAAGCTTTAACCTCTGAAGGTACTAGCTTAATAGTCTTACTAAAAGAACCGTTATCTATCCACTGCTTGCTATTCTCTATCTCTATATCTAACTCACATGTGTTATTATAGTCCTCATAGTACCTAATGCAGTAAGCAAAGTTTATAATTGTTACTACTTCATTTTCTTCATGGTCATAGACTCCCTGACCTGTCTCTAGTTGCAGATTGTCTGCTTTAAAATTGATTGTATTCATTGTTTTTTGATTAAATATTTCTACAAATATAAAGGTTTATTTTAAACCAACAACAAAATAATTGAAAAATACGTATAACTACGTAGACTTTATGTAGAATAACGCTCCTAGTATTAGGCTTATTGATATAATTATAAGGGTCCAATTAATAGGCTTTCTTCTAGCTGCTTTAGATTCAGCTCTAGCCTTAACAGTCTCTACTCTCTGAATCATTCTAATAGTATCTCTACGTATCTTATACTCAGTTCTAACCTCTAAACGAGTCTTAGGTATATAAACATTCTTATATTGAATGATAGTATCTTTAGAACTAAAGAAATGTTCGTATACAATAGTATCATGCTTAATGACAGGGATAGAGTCAATAGTAGATACTCTTATAGTGTCAGACGTTTTAAGTGGCTCTAAGCCTTTCTTAATAGCTTTTTGGTAGTGATAGTTAGATGAACAACTAAACAACGTTAAAACGAAGATAAGGCTATAAATTCGCATACTCTTCTTTAACGATAAAGCTAGGACATGCTTTATTCGCAAACTCATTGTGACCATGTATAGTCATGTCCTTGTTATATTTGTATATGAGTTCGTGCATTAGTTTGACTAGACTGTCTTTCTGTTTAGGTGTTCTAGTATCTTTAGCTTTTTTCATGTCTTTAGTCATACCACCAACGTAGCAGATACCGATTGAATTTCTATTTTGTCCTGAACAATGTGCTCCTGACCTAGATATATCTCTACCCGTCTCTATTGTTCCGTCTAAGTGTATAAGGTAATGATATCCTATAGTACTAAATCCTCTTTGTAGATGCCACCTAGTAATATCTGCAACGTCATGAGGTCTACCCTCGGGAGTAGCTGAACAATGAATAATGATCTTATCTATTCTTCTCATTTACTTTTGAAATATCTGTCTTAATTTCTTTGGCTCTAGATAGCATATTCTTAAGAGATGACCATAGGTCGACGTTCATTACTTTTTTATAGTTCTCATTTATAGATACTATCTCTACTGATACTAGAGTAAGTCCTAGAATCTTAGTTGTAAGCAAAGGAACGTTAAAGAACGCTATAACTATTTCATTCAGTATAAACACGTCTAACATGTAAAACAACAATACTGTAGATTGATATAATAACATTTTAGAGATTACAGAACTTAATTTTCTGCTAGTTATTTGTTGATCTGTTTTTATGGATTTCCATATACCCGTTAAGGTGTCTAGAATAATAGCACACCCGACTAAGATGAGTATATTACCAACAGGTATAAAAAATGATAGGATTGAGCTAATCATTAAAAGTGGTTTAGACTGAAGAGTAGTTAATAATATTAATAACTGATTTTTCATTTCTTTGTTTCTAATTGGTCAGCTAGTAAATAACTCAAGTATGAGAATATAAACACGGACATTAATTTTAAGTATAACTCAGGTCTAAAAAACATGGCTATTGACGTTAAGTATCCTGATATGAAGTAAATATTTGCTAGTATTCTAGTATGCATATACTTATAACCATTAAACATAGTGTTTGTTTGACCACTACGTAGAAACACTTAGATAGATAGTTAGGGTAAATATTGAAATTTATTCTAGGGACTAATATAAGTAGGATATAAGTATTACGAAGTAATAGTTATATACTAGTTATATATATTGTATATGGTTAGTTTGTTGGTTGCACTATCGCTACAAACCAATACAGTA